AAACTCTGTGTTTAATTGCACATCTTTTTCCATTAACTCTAATCGAGTAGAGTGTTGATTTAAAGTTTCAGTGATCCCGAAATAGGCGTATACACCCATGGCGACCGATGCCACGATTGCCAATAAATTTCTAATCGGCATTCCAATAGTTGTATCGCTACTTACTTGCAATTTTATTGACTCCTAAATAAATCATAACTGCTCCTAACCCTGTTGCTAAAGCTTCAGCAGTTTCCCATCCAAAATGAGTAGGATGACTCAATAAATCTGCACATGTAGTACAAGCAAAAATTACAAAAGATAGAACAATCTCGTTATTATAATATTTCCTTAAAAAAGGTATAAAAGTTAGCAGTGTAGCAAAAGCTCCAGTTACTACTCCTGTCTTTAGAGCTATTAAAATATGTTTAGGTGTTAAATCTAAAACCTTTCCTTGAACCATAAAAAGAGCACAAGGAATTGCAGCTTCATATAATCGTCTACCAAAACATTTTAATTTGTCTTCGATTGTTTTCATTTAACATCTCCAACGTTTACGAGCCTGTCTTAATCTTGAATTGGGATCTTTTGCTGCTTTAGGAAATTTTTTCATTTGACCCGCAGAACGAGCACAATAGGATTTTCTTCTTGATGCTCTTTTTCCTGTAGGATTCTTTTCTGTTACTGCGGTTGATAATTTAGAGCCAGGGTTTTCTCGTCGATAACGAGCAACACCTGCGGAAGTCATTCCCGCCCCACTTTTAGTGGAGCGGAAATACTTTTTAGTTTTTGGCGGTTGCTTATCTCTTTTGCGTTCAGCCATGTTTCTTATCCTGTATAGAATACAGTACAAGAACAGTTAGTAACTGTCACGTTAAGATTTGAAGCAAATCTCACTCCCTGTTCAGGGATACCTAAAGAGAAATCTGAACCTCCGCCTTGTACGTTAGCAGTGAATACAGTTGTAGCACCGTTTTTAAAAACAATACTACCAGCATTAGCAGTGTCAGGACTAATCAAGACACCTTTTAATCTAGAGTTATTGTTATTTACATTTTGCGCACTAGCATTTGCAGTAAAGCTTTTTGCTAATACATCACTATCGAAGGCCATGATTTACCTCCTTAACTAGACTGTGTGCCGTCGTCTTGAATGTGATAGTAGATAACTCCACTAACAGTTCCACCTGTTGGTGCAGAAGCTCCGACAGTAGCAGTTACTTTTACTTTTTCAGTGAACTTAGTTTGACCTGTAACAAGTGCGCCTGCTTGACCAGATGATGTATCAATTCTTGCACCGATGTCACTTCTCATTTCATTAGCTAAACCATCAGTATCTACTACATCAGTTCCGCCATCATAATCCACAACACCTAAGTCAATAGTTGGACTTGATCCGCCTGTTGCACCACCTGCTGATAATACGAAATCAACGATAGCTCCTTCAGGAAGAATCACAGGGTTTGTGTTAGTTGATGAAATTTGAACATCTGCTGTAGATGCTACTGCGTTTGCAACATAGAACTGAGCTACCATTGGGATTGAACCCGCATAGGTAATTCTATCTTGATCTCCACCGTTACTTCTTACGAAGCCAGTGAAAGTTGTTTTGTTTGCCATAATAAAACCTCCATGGTTGTATAGACCTCGCCACACAATCTCTATACCGTCTGCTAGCTCAGTTTGTGCGACTTGTTATGCTAGAACTTCAATATGCCATAAAAAAAGGGCGGAGTCAAAGACAACCGCCCTTTCTTGAGTTATATAGGAGGGAACGTTCGATTAAGAACCTTGTGAACCGTATACAGCTCTAGGATCTGAGAAACCGAAAGAATATCTCTCTCTGGCTTTGTATCTCATGTTACCTGTGTCGAAATCACCTTCCATAGCAGTTCTGATAGGTGTTCTTTCAAAGTACTTGAAGCCGTTTGGAGCATCAGTCTTGATGAAGAATGCATCAGTATCTGTTAAGAAGTGGTTGACTACGTAACCCTGAGGAATCATACCTTTGTTTCTCATAGCGTTCACATCATTGTCGGCTGTGCCTGGTCTTAGCTGAGACTGTAATAGTCTTTCAGCTGTGAACTGCAAGTTAGAAGGCACGATTAATTTCATACCTTGTAATGCAATCTTTAAACCACGCTCGTCAACAAAAGCAGCAATATCAATTAATGCTTGCTCAAGTGATGTTTCGTTTAAGTCCGCATCAGTGGAACTTCTGTTTGAGAAAGTACCTGCCTGAATTGGGTGGCCTGTGTTACATAGTGTTACCCCGTCACCACCAAGCTGTGATGTGCTGAATGCGTTGTTAAGAACAGCAGCAGCTTTTACTTGCTTAGTGTTTGACATTGATCTTGCAAGAGCTCTTGTGTATCTAGCAGCTAGCTTATCGTAGAGGTTATCTTCGATTGCTTCTTCTGTGATTGAGAAAGCTAATGCAATTGTCTCGTGTTGGTAACGAGCTGTGAAAGTTTCGGTCGCTGTATCATAAGAGATACCTGAACCTTCTGTTTTCACTGGTGCTGATCCGAAACCGGATAACATTACCTCTTCTTCGAATGCTCTGTCTGAAGACTCAGTATCGAAGATTTCAGCATGTTCGTTTTCGTATCGATCGTATTCCAAACCAAACAGTGCGTTTAGGCCTGGTTCTAACTCTTTAACGAGTTGACTTCTTGATATAGCCATGGATTATACCCCTGCCTTTCCACCTGTGTAGTAGTGAAGGTTAGGTTTCACTATTAGGTTTACGTTGTCAGATGAGGCATCGCTATTGTCAGGATCTTTAGATATACCTACAACAATCCATGTTGCAGATGCGTTAGAAGCGAAAGTATTCACTTCTGCTAAAGATGTCCCAGCAATATTGCTACCTGTAGCATATGATGTTTGTGCGTTTTCACCAACATTAGCTACGTCAAATGCACCATTTACTTGAACTTCAAATAATTGGTTTGGATCGTCAATTACGTTTGCAACGATATCTGCTGCTGCAACGCTACCTGGATATCTATTTGAAAAAGTTGGTTTTTGTGTAGTTGGATCTGTGTAGAAACAACCATTGAAAATACCAACAATAGTATCACCAGCAGCATTAGCAACATCAATGTTACCGTTAGCTACGAGTTTGACAGGATCACCTTGGTAGATAGCAGATGCTTCACCGTTGGCAATTGTGTACTCAGTTTGCCCTTGGTTTGACACGCCACCACCTACTTTGCCTACGGGTCTGAATCCGAAAGCTGCGTCTTGGTTAGCCATAATAATACTCCTTTTGAGTTTATTGTTATTAATTTATGACATCAGTAGCTAACCCAGGAAATTTTACTTAGGTTACTCTTTACTGGACTTACCACCAAATGTCACTCTACTTTGCCTGTCGGGTTTACTGATCGGCATCCTTGGATCGCTAGCTTTCAAGAGATCGTTGTCCACAGCTTCTTGAGCAGCTCTTGTTTGCTCCTCAAAATGTTCGTTTCTGCTTTCAGCGACTTCTATCGGCACACGAGCCAACAGTAATCCCCCTATTCCTATCACCCCAGCGTGTTTACCGTCATCGATTGTGGGAAGATTCCAGTCAGGATATTCTTCAGCTCTCACTAATTCATATCCTTCCCGAAGACGCTTGTAGACATTAGCTTTGTCATCATAGCCTCTTACAGATTCCCTGATCCAACGGTGTTTAAATCCAGTGGGTGCAGGCGGTGCATCCAAAGAAGAAGGGTTAACCCAAACTTTTTTACGTTCTGCTTTAACTCTGCTCTCTGTTGCCCTTGGAGTCTTGTTTACCATAATTTACTCCTTTACGTGTTTAGCGTACTCATTTAGAGGTACACCTAAGTTTTTAGCCGTTTGAATTTGTCGAGGTGTCAAACGAACCACCTTCCGTGCATTTCCACCACCTCGTTTTACAGAAGCCACAGGTTGCACGACTCTGGGCTTACTGGAGGTATTCTCCTCAACAGTTCCACCTTGGTTGAACTTATGAGGGAATTCAGTTTTAATCCTACGATCAATCTCAGTATAGTATTCATCTGAGTTCGGGTCAAACCCTTCTTCTTCAATTAATTTTTTATGAATTGAAAAAGCTGTATAGGTCATTGCCTCATCGCTTCCAAACCACGGATTATTCTCTGCCCAACTCTTTGCTCGAGGATCGGGGGCAGGAGCTTGTTCTTGTTGAACTTGTCCCTGTGGTTGAGGATTAGAAATTTCTTGTTCTCTAGACTGAGCTTTTCGCTCACGATCAACAGTTGCAAGTGCTAATCTTTCTTTGTCTAAAGTTGCTTTTGATAATAGTTCTTGAGCTGCAATAATCTGATCAGGATCATTATTCTCATATGCCTTTTTCAAGCTATCTTTAGCTAAAGCATATTGAGTTTCTACACGAGTTTTAAACTCGTTATAGTAACCGTCCTGCATTGTATTGTATTGAGATTGAGTTTGAGAAGTTTGTTGTTCGACTTGCTTTAATCGATTAGCTAAAGCAGCTTCTCTTTCCTCAGCTTCCTTTGCTCGACGAACTAATGTGTTAATTCGTTTTTGAACATCTTTGCTATAGTTTTGATATTTATCTTTTTTATCGTCAGAAGATTCTTCGGATTTAGTTTCTACAGAAGCTTCTTCGACTTCAGGTTCTTCAGTCGCTTCGACTTCAACCTTTCCTGTTTCACCTTTTAATTTTGAGATTTCTTGTTCAATTAAATCTTTGCCTCTTGGCTCTGATACATCCACTTCAATTTCCTGCATGTTATCAGTTTCGTTTTGTAATGCTTCTTCAGCCATAACTTACTCCTCAGACATGAACGATGTCACTTGGCTCTTTAATCGTACCAATGATTTCATCGTCGTTAATAATACGGCATTCGCCATCTTCAAGCTTAAATCTTGCGCCTGCATATCGACCAAATAAAATCCAATCGCCTTCTTTACACCAAGGGCCATTAGGAAATTTTTCTTTATCTTTATATGCATCAGGACCAACCTTTAAAACATAAGCACAAACAGTTGCATAGTGTTCACGCTCTCTTGCTTCTTCTGGAAGGATAATACCGCCTTTTGTTTTAGCTTGTCCCATGTAGGGTAGTATCAAGATTCTCCAACCTGTTGGTTGAGGAAGTCTTTCAATTAGTTTGCTTGGAAGTTTTGAGGGATCTAGAAATTGATCTTCTCTTTTTTTATATGCGTTCTCCAAAGCAAAAACTTTATCAGGAAGTTCCTGACTTTTGTTTTCCTTAGTTGTCATCATTTACCTTTGCTTTTTCCAGGATATCTTTCGTATCCCGCTGTATTGTTAATAACATATTATACTGACCTGTCAAATACTGATACTTCTCCCAATTGTCAATACTACCTGTTAAGATAGCATCTTCAAGGTTAAGTCTCTGATTCTTCAGATTGTCTAATATCTTTTTGATGATTTGTAGTTCCATTATTTTCTCCATGTTTATTTAAACAAGCTATGCACTCACAAATAGCGCATTCACAATTACAAGTAGTTTCTGCATGACAGATGCAGTCACATTTTCGACAACGATCTAACATTTTACTTTTGTTTGGACAGTCATCTGAACAATCACAACCCTGACACATTACTTGGTAATTTTCTTAAATTTTTCAAAGCTGCGTAATCCGGCCATGCCTAAGAGAGCCATGACAAGCGGCATGAGTTGTTCCATATCCATTTGAGGAAGAGGCCCAACATCAACTTGAAAAATTCCTAAAAAGAACACGATAAAAGGTTTAAGGACAAATTCGAAAAATATGGCCAACGCTGCACTAAATCCAATGAGGGGTCGCCAAGAACGCTGCAAGATGCCTGAAATATCTGTAGCTGTAGATTGAGCATCCGCTAAATTAATATCCATTTGTTTAGAGTTAATTTCATTTTCAAGCTCTTGAAGTTTAATTCGAATTTTACCTTTTTCTTCTTCTGAGGTGTGGACACTGTCGATCACTTTGCCGACAGTGTCTACGAGAGATCCGCCTAATAATTTAGATAACATTTATGCGATCCACCAATTGTAAACCACAGCGGCAACTACGATACCAATGATCCATTTGCCGTGAGGGCTAAGTTTATTCCACTTATCCCAAATCCAATTCCATGCTTTCATCTCTGCACTCCTTTCAAAGTCCTCGCTTTTTTACCCTGAGGATCAGGTCCTTTTTTAGGTGGCGGTCCGAACTTCTTTCCACCACTTAAACCTTTACGTTTATCTTTACTTGACACCGGAGAATCTACCGCCCTTGGTAGCAGCGCCCATGCCACGCATAGTGCTAGGTCCTGAAGGACCAGGCATAGGAATTTCAACAACCTTGCCACCTTCCATGTAGCCTTTCATGTCTTTTTCCTTTTTCATAATTTTCATCTTTTTATTTTTCATAATTAAGCCATCCCTTTTATTTTTTGTAATCTTCCAACCCCTGATCGTGCGCCAGCGGTCATCGTTTGATTATATCTGTTTTTACCTGTCTTTGTAGTC